GCGACGACGGCACCTCGAAGGCGTCCGGGGCGATCATCAAGGTGGCCGGGATCACCGGCCGCATCCGGGGCATGAAGTACAAGCGGGCCGACGGCCGCACGGTGCGACCGACGCTGGTCGTCCTCGACGGCATGGGTAGCCGTGTGGAGCAGGTGGGGTTCAGCTGGAGACGCGGGACTGTCGTGGCAGCGGAAAGCCGCTCTTGACACGCGGTGGCTAGGTTCGCAACTTGGAATGGACGCAACTAACCTTGGCCCGGTTTGCCGAAACGCGATAATGTCAAGGAAAAAAGCAGATTGCAGGAACAGCATGGCGGCATCGAAGCGAAAAGCCACTGGAGCACACTTCACCCCCCCGGCGCTGGCGCGTGTAGTCGCTGAGCGGGTTACCGCACTCATGAGTGGCATAGAGGGGCCGATTCGAGTGCTCGATCCCGCCTGCGGTGACGGCAACCTCCTGTGCGCAGTCGCCGAAGTACTGCCGACAGATGTTCGCAAACGGGTGACGCTCATCGGGATTGAAAACGACGATAACTCATTCGTCTCGCTGCGAGCTCGCCAGTCGAAGCTCGGAACATGCCACACTGACCTGATCAAAGGAGACTTCCTCGAGTTCTTCAGCGCAGGCGATCTATTTAGCTCAAACCAGACAATCGAGCCCGTTGACATCATCATCGCGAATCCGCCCTATGTCAGAACACAGGTTTTAGGTGCCAAAAGGGCGCAGCAACTCGCAGTACGATTTGGCCTTAGTGGCCGGGTGGACCTATACCAGGCTTTCCTGGTGGCGATGGCAAAGCAGCTGCGTCCCGGCGGAGTCCTTGGCGTCGTCACTTCAAACCGCTTTCTGACCACGAAGGCCGGGATGGCAACGCGACGGTTTCTCCGTACCAACTTCGATCTGATCGAAATCATTGACTTGGGCGACACAAAGCTCTTTGAAGCAGCGGTCCTACCGGCGTTGGTGTTTGCAAAGAAGCGCGATACGAGTGAAGTGGCCACTCGGTCTGAGCCAAGCTTTATTCGCATCTACGAGGCAAACAACGAGGGCAGCACGGGAGCAATTTCGTCAACGTCCATACTTGATTGTCTGCGCAATCCGAAGGATGGCCTAGTGCGCGCCAACGGCTCTGCCTATCGCTTGACTGCGGGCCGCTTGCTTCTTTCAGAAGACGACACCAAGCCCTGGACTTTGCTGACCGTAGGTGAATCCGAATGGGTGGGGCGGGTTAATGCGGCGGCCCGCTATCGCATTGGCGAGGTAGCAAAGGTGCGGGTCGGCATCAAGACAACTGCTGATAGCATCTTCATTAGACGGGACTGGCAAACGCTACCTTCCGAAGTTCGTCCCGAACAACGGCACCTCCGTCCGCTGCTTTCACAGGAGGACGCGGCGAAGTGGCAGCCGTTGGAGATGAGCAGGCCTCAAAAGCAGGTGCTCTATACGCATGAGGTCGTTGACGGTCGCAGACGAGTCATTCGCTTCGATGAGTGTTCACCGACTTGGAAGTACCTGCTGAAGAATAGGGAAAAACTAGAGTCCAGAAAATATGTCCTTGATGCCGGAAGAGCGTGGTATGAGGTCTGGGTTCCTCAGGATCCGTCTGCTTGGTCACTGCCCAAAATCGTGTTCCCGGACATCAGCCCTGATGCCAGGTTCTTCTTGGACACGAATGGATGCATCGTCGATGGCAATTGTTACTGGATTACGACCAACGATCCAGACGACAATGACCTCCTCTTGCTGATTCTCGGTGTGGCTAACTCAACGTTGATGACGCGTTACCATGATCTTGCGTTTCAGAACAAGCTCTATGCTCAACGTAAGCGGCACCTCACGCAGTATGTAGCACAGTATCCTCTCCCGGACCCAGACGCCCCCGCTAGCCAGCAGGTCGTCGAGATAGTTCGCCGTCTTGCTCATGAACGCTTGTCGGAAGACGAGCAACAACACTTAGAGTCAGAGGTTGACCGCCTTGTCGCGTTAGCGTTTGGCCTCGAACCGCTGCGGCTTACGGGTACGGCGGATTGAATACCGCCTGTCCGTCAAAGCGGTCGAAGAAATTCATTGGGATTGACCGCTGGCATTTGAAGCTCCTGTCAGCAACATAAACGAAATGCTCCGCGAGGCGCCCGCCGGGGCAGAGAACCACGCCCTGGCAAATACCTGTTGTCGGGTCAGTCAGAGCGATCAGGTAGCGAACAGACTGGGTGGTAAAACCTGGACAGCCCTCAACTGGTTCATCGAACTGCGGTGAGTATCTGCCAAGATCGACTGTTGGAGCATCTTGAATCTTGACCTCTAACGCCTGATGGCGAATGTCTGGATAGCCACCGATGAGCACATCAGCATCTGAGACCTTGTAGCCCAATCCAGACGCCACAATCAACTCTAATTGCTGGCCGCGATTCTTGGTCGCATTGGGTTCAATTCGTCTCCCGATCAAATGCGCTTGCACGAACCCCCGAATCGCGTCCAGGCGTAGAGTTGTTCCGACAACAGGAGCGTCATGGATTCGAGCAGTCTGCTCAATAATCTGTTTGCTGAACTTGCGAGATAAAGTGAGGTCGTCAGGGTAAAAAAGTATCGGCGGATTCATCGACAGCACCTGCTGGCGAGCCCGCGGCAAAATGATGAGCTGCTCCTTGAAGGTCGGTTTCCCAAATTTCCCGAAGTGCTGGACAATGTACTCCGGTGTCGCAACGATGATGGACCGAATGACATGGCGGCTGACATCGACGCGCACAAAAATGAATCGCACGTCATTGGCGCGCAAGAGTGATCCGTCGCTGTATTCGATCTGCGGAATCGGCTCAGACGGGTTCCGGTTCCACACCTGCAAGTTGTAGGAAGTGCCTGACGTCACGATGTAGGTATCGACGAATTCCCGAAGCAAGCGTGGCACGCCCTTACTTTTTGGGGGCACTATTTGCCAGCCCCCGTCAGCAGCCGGCGTCGGCAAATTGGCGGACTCCTCCAAGACACGAGCAACAGTCTTTCTCAGGTTGGACCCGTCGGTCCGAGTTCTTCCCGTCAACGGGAACGGCTCACCCAGAAGGGGTCTGAGGAGGCGCGCAATCTCGTCGCCGGATGAGAGGTCGTTTTTCGACGCTGGCGGAATGGCGATCGGTCTCTTCATTCCGTCAGCATAGCAGAGCCGAACTGCTGCGACTATGCCGGCTTGCGGCGACAAAAAGCCGGAGGTCCTGGAAAGTTTCAGTGGCGATCAAAATTGGCGATCCGCTTTACGAATCGGCCCTTCGGCCGGAAATAAGTGGGTAAGGGGAGCGATGGGCTCGCCAGAAGTTCCAGAAAAGGACTGCAAAAATGCGAATCGGATTGACCTTCGACGAGTACGTCGAGCTGAAGTGGGGGGCCGCGCTTGAAGGGATCGGCTTTCTGAAATGCGAGCCGGGCAAACCTCCCGTGTTTGAACCTCTGCCGGAGGACGACGACCCGGCCGAATCCCAGCTGTTCCCAATGACTACCGCCCAGGCCTCTGGCCATCTCCGCAGTCGCGGCTACGACTGCCGGCCGGAAATGCTCGACCTGCTCGTCTCGAACCGCGTCGTGCAGCTGTCGCAACCGGACGTATGGACGCGGGCGAACGTGGACGCCGCCGCCGATTACTTCGAGGATGCCAGGATTTTCACGCCCTACGCGCAAATGTGCCAGACGCTGGGTTGCTCCTACGCCGACTTCCTGCGGCCACTCCGCGAGGCGGCGAGGGAAGCATCGCGGAAGTACCGGCGGCGAATTCCGCCCGATGATCAGCTATTTCTGCTCCATCGTTTCCCGCCGCGAGATGACAAACCGGCAGTGATCACCTTCACCCTGGCCGATGATGTTCGGGAGCGCCTCGAACGCGGCGAGGAGGTGTAAATGAATGACTCCTCACCGCAAGCACTTGAACTGCCACCCGACCTGCTTGCCTACGCCAGGGCGGTCGCGCTCAAGGAAGCCAAGCGGTGTTGCCCAAAGCACGTCGATTTCGGCGACGCCGCCCAGGAAGCGCTGCTGCATCTGATGAGCAAACCGCCGAAGGTCGATCCGGCCAAGGGGACGGCGAAAACGCTGATTCACACGATTGTGCAGCGGGCTGTGCTCAAGTACGTCGAACGCCAAGGACGGCAGGGCAAGCGATTCATGCAGGCCCCGGAGCCAGTCAAGACGGACCAGCCGGATGACACACCGGACCTACTTGACCAGGACAAGGATCGGCGTGTCGAGCTGATGACGAAGCACTGGACGACGGACGACGTGCTGGAGTTCATCGACAACGAGGAATGCCGGGCACTCTGCCGGCTCTTCATCGACTGCCAGGGCAACATGAGCGAGGTGGCCCGACGGCTAGGCGTGTCCGAGGGCACCGTCCGCTACCGTATGAAACTGCTGGCCCCGAAGCTGCTTGCGGCCGGCTTCGATCCGTTCACCAACGAGGGCTCCTCATGACCACCACGAGGGACGAACTCCTGCTATCGGCTGCCGAGGTCGAGATTCAGGCTACAACCAGCAAGCCGCCGAGCGTGACCATCGTCGCCTACACCGGCGGGCTGATGAGTGTGCCGGGCTGGGGGCCGGTCGTGCTCGACCTGGTTGGCATCGATGCCTCGGCCGAACAGATTGGCATCCTGGCCGACCATGACGCGACGCTCAAGGGGATTGTCGGACATGGCAAGGCCGGCATCATCGACGGCAAACTGCTGGTGCAGGGCACGATCACGCCCTCGACGGAGGCGGCCCGGCAGGTGATCGAACTGGCCCGATCCGGCTTCCGCTTCCAGGCCTCGGTCGGTGTTACACCCAGCGACTACGAGCGCTTTCGGCCCGGCGAGCAGGTCCAGGTCAACGGCCGGGTCATCAAGGCACCCGGTAGCGGCTTCACGCTGGTCAAGGCTGCCGTGCTGCGGGAAGTCTCCATCGTGGCGATCGGTGCCGACGCCAACACGTCGGTCGCTATCGCCGCCAACACTAAGGAGAAGAGCATGTCGAACGAGAAGATTACCCTGACCGCCGAGCAGGTCCGGGCCGAGGCCCTGGCCGAGACGCAACGGATCAACGCCATCCGCAAGGCTTGCGGCGGGCGCTTCGGCGACATTGAGGCACGAGCCATCGCCGAGGGCTGGGATGCCAACCAGGCCGAATTGGAAGTGCTGCGGGCCTCGCGGCCGTCCTTTTCGGTCATCCACGGACGCTCCGAGCCGCCGTCGCCAGCCGTGCTCGAGGCAGCAATCCTGGCCCACATGGGCCGCGAGTCTTTGGCCGAGAAGCACTTGGGGCCACAAGTAGCCCAGCGGGCACGCGACCTGCGGGCGACCAGCCTCGTGGATCTGTGCCAGGCTGCGCTGGACATCGAAGGCAAGGACGCACCACGCGGCCGGGAGGCAATGATCCGGGCGGCGCTCAGCACCTATTCGCTGCCGACGGCCCTGGGCAACGCCGCCAACAAGTTGCTGCTGGAGGCGTACACCGAATCGCCGGCGACCTGGCGGTCGTTCGCGGCGGTCAAGCCGGCCAATGACTTCAAGGAACACACGGGCATCCGGTCCACGCAGACGGGCGAACTGGAGCGGGTACCTGTCGGCGGCGAGCTGAAGTACGGCTCCCTCAAGGAGGCCACCTACCGGTTCCAAGTGGACACGTTCGGTCAGGTCATCGGCATCGACCGGCGGGATATCCTCAACGATGACCTGAGCCTATTCGACGACACGGCCCGCGGCCTGGGCCGCTCGGCCATGCGGGCGGTCAGCGACCTGGTCTACAAGGTGCTGCTGAGCAACGCTAACGGCTTCTTCAACCTGGCCAATGGCAACTACGACGCCGGGGCGTCCACCGCCTTGTCCAGCACCTCGCTGGCCTCCGGCATTGCCCGGATGCTGGCGCAGCGCGACGCCGAGGGCCGCGACCTGGACATCCGGCCGCGGGTGCTCCTGGTGCCGCCGGAGCTTCAGCAGACGGCTAAGGAGTTGCTCCTATCCGACTTCATCCAGCGGGCCAACAGCGACCTGCCCACGGGCAACGCCCTGAAGAACGTCGTCGCGTTGGAAGTGGAACCGCGCCTGTCCAACAGCACTCGTTTCCCAGGCACCAGTACCAAGGCGTGGTACCTTTTCGCGGGCCCGCAAGATGCCCCGCTCGTCGTGGCCTTCCTCGGGGGCAACCAGACGCCGACGGTGGAGTTCTTTGGCTTCGACGCCGACCCGAACGTGCTGGCGGCGTCGTGGAGGGTTTATTTCGACTACGGTGCCGCCCTTGCCGATCATCGCGCGGCTTACAAGGCAAAAGGCGAGGCCTGAGCAACCACACACCGACCTACCCATCGACTGACCGACCTTTCGCCACTGGCGCTGCGCAGCCTGCCTTCGTGCAGGCCGCCGCGCCCCGCCTCGCTGCTTCCGCAGCACCTGGCCCAGGAGGGACGGTCATGCCACAACTTTCGCCGGAACGCATCGGCCCCTTCGAGATGCGCGTGACGCTGTGCGCGCCCACGGATGAATCGTCCACAGCCGATCGCCGCGTTGAGGTGCTGACGGCTTGGCTGTTGTCCTGTTGGCTAGCACAACACCCGGAGGGCGAGCATGTCCAACGCGACCGATGAAGCCCCCGTCCAGTACTACCACGACGGGGCCTGCTTGTTCGACCCGCACCTAATCCAACTCGCGCCGGCATGGGTGCCGCCCGAACACGTCGCCATCATGGCCGAGCAGGCCTACCGCGATGCCTACCTGGCCGGCGCCCGGGAGGCCGCCGCGTGGGACTTCCCCGACATCGAGGCCATCGAAGCGGCCTACCAAGCCCGACGGCGGGCCAGGGAAGCGGCCGAGGCAGGTGTCGACAAGGGGCGGGTCCTGTACCGCGCCGGCCACGAAGTGGAGGCGGCACGTTCCCGCGGGCGACATCACGCCCTAGAGTTTGCCGCCCAGGCGTGGGAACGTTTCAGCGACCAGGGCTGGCCCGACGAGCGGATCGCCAGGGAGATCATCGCCCCCTGGCTGCCCAACGTCGAACAGTGGGCGGCCGGGGACATTGAACCGATGCGTGCCGTCATGCCGCCCCGGCCCGACGACGCCTGGCCCGCACCGCGTTCGACGGAAGCCCAGCCTCCCAAGCTAGGCGGCGCTGGCAACTTGGCATGGTTGTACGAGCAGAACGGCAAACCGAACTCACCAGCGGAGCCGCCGGCCCGCAGCCTGCGCGAACTCATCTTCCAGTTCCCGCACCTCCGCCCGCCGGTCATCCACGGCCTGCTGCGCCAGGGCGAGACCATGAACGTCATCGCCCCCAGCAAGACCGGCAAGAGTTGGCTGGTCCTCGACCTAGCCCTGGCCGTCGCCAGCGGCCGGCCGTGGCTTGACACCTTCGCGACCGATCCAGGAACGGTACTCATCATTGACAACGAACTGCACGCGGAGACCAGCGCTCACCGCCTCCCCACGGTCATGGAGGCCCGGGGTCTGAAGCTGGACGAACTCGGGCAGCGGGTCTTCGTGGCCAGCCTCCGTGGCCGGCTCCGGGACCTGCTCGGCCTGGGCAGCTACTTCGCCGCGCTGGAGCCGGACCAGTACCGCCTCATCATTCTGGATGCGTTTTATCGCTTCCTGCCCCGGGACACCGACGAGAACGACAACGGCACGATGGCCATGCTCTACAACCACCTCGACGCCTACGCCGCCCGGCTGGGCTGCGCGTTTGTACTCGTGCATCACAGCACCAAGGGGAACCAGTCGGGCAAGGCGATCACCGACGTGGGGGCCGGGGCGGGAGCGCAATCGCGGGCCACGGACACGCACCTGATCCTGCGTCCGCATGAGGAAGATGACGTGGTCGTCCTCGACGCCGCCGTCCGCTCTTGGCCGCCCGTGCAACCTCGCTGCCTCCGCTGGACGTTTCCGGTGTGGACGCTCGATGACACGCTCGACCCGGCCGACCTGCGGTCCGAAAGGCCACGCCGCAAGCCCAAGCCACAAGCAGCCGAGGTCAAGGCAAGCGAGCCGACCTGGGACGCGGAACGGTTCGCGGCTGCGTTCGTGAGCCAGAAGCCGCTCAAGATGCTGGCCATCATGCAGGCGGCAATGGATGCCGGCTTGTCGGAGCGCAAGGCGAATCGGTTGCTCAAGCAAGCCGAGGCCAACGGCCTGGTTCATCGCTGGCGTTTCGGTGCTAACCATCCCGTACTCTTCGCGACCGTGCCGCAACCGGATCAAGGCTACTCTCCTCCATGAGGTCTGTGTGTGTGCGTGCGCACCCCCCTAATACCCCCCGCGGGTGCGTGAACGCACCGCGGGGGGGGTATTGTGTGTCGCACGCACGCAAGCAAGTCGAGGGGATGGGTACACACGAGCGGGTCCTACCTGGCCCTGCTCGGCTGGTGACCGCCGCGGGAACAGCTGCGAATCAGGGTACAGTTTCTTTCTTGTACATGTCCGGGTTTGTCATGCCAACGGAACACGAAATGGCCGTCACCCATCTCCGCGAATGCCTTGGCTTCGCCTGCCGGATGGTGGCCGAATCCGACGAACCGGTCATCGTGACGCGCTACCGCAAAGGGATCGTCGCCATCGTGCCGCTATGGGAATGGCGGTTCTTCAAGGAACTGGAGGCCGACATCCGGGCCGGCCGGCGTCGCCTGATCGAGGTCGAGGAAAAATCTGCGGAAACTGCGGAAGGTTAGCTGGACTTCGGGCTTCCTGGCTGTAACTGACTGTCCTGACGCGGGGCGACGTTCGCCTCGCCAACCAGCTAACCCCGAACGGGAGGAACGACGATGGCAACGAAGACAAAGAAGACGACCACGGGCAAGGCGAAGAAGGCCAAGGCGACGCTGGCCCCGGCCGAGAAGCTGAGCCAGATCGCCGCCGCCGAGCGTGTCCTGGCCGAGGCCGGCCGGCCGATGACGTGCCGGGCGATGGTCGAGGCGATGGCGGCGAAAGGCCTCTGGACCTCGCCCGGCGGCAAAACGCCCGAGGCGACGCTGTACTCCTCACTGCTGCGGCAGATCAGGGCCAAGGGCAAGGAGGCCCGGTTCAAGAAGGTCGCTCGCGGGCAGTTCGACCTCGCCAAGCGTCCATGCTAGACGCTCAGCCGCGCCCCGCTGACGCCACGCGTCTGGCGGGGCCCGTCGCATTCCAAGGAGAACACCACCATGACCAAGAAGCTCATCCCGGCAGTCGGCTACGCCAGAAGAAGCACCGACATGCAGGAGCGGTCCATCCCCGATCAGCAGGCGTTCGTCGAACGGTGGGCCAAAGACAACGGCTACGCCATCAAGCGCTGGTTCATCGACGACGCAATTTCTGGCACCAGCACCAAGGGGCGCAACGCCTTCGAGCAGCTTATCGCGACTGCCGAGAATGGCCGCGATTTCGAGACCATCCTGTGCTACGACATCTCCCGCTTCTCGCGGGGCGGCACCAACGAGACCGGCTACTACCTGCACCGCTTGCACCTGGCCGGCGTCAACGTCGTCTTCACCGCCGAGGGCATTCCCGAAGGCGACGAAGGCGAACTGATCCAGGGCGTCAAGTCCTGGCAGGCGCGGCAGTACTCGATCAAGCTGGCCCGCGATTCGATTCGCGGACAGTTGTCCAACCTGCGAGAGCGCAAGAGCGCACCGGGTGGCCAGCCGCCCTACGGCTACGACAAGCAGCACCTCACTCCCGACGGCCAGGTGCTGCGCACGCTGCGCTGGCTGCCCGACGGCAGCAAACGGGAGATCGGGCCGGACGGCCGCGTCATCCGCACCATCGCTGGCGATGTTCATGTGGCCAAGGCCAAGGGAGACATTGTTCGCCTCGTCCCCAGCACGCCGGAGCGCGTCCGCGCGGTTCAGCGGATGTTCGAACTCTGCGTGCAGGGCTACGGCTACCGCTCCATCGCCGCCCGCCTGAACGAGGAAGGCATCCCGAGCATGTTCGGCTCCCACTGGAACATGTCGAACATCGCCCAGATGCTTCGCAACCCGGTCTACTGCGGCTCGCTGGTCTACAACAAGCGGACTGAGGGCAGCCTGTTCGGCATGAGTGGCAGCGGCACGCTCCGGCCCAAGAAGGGCCGGCGTGGCAGCTTCAAGAACGCCCGCGAGGATTGGGTGATCGTCCCAGGCGTCCACGAGCCGCTGATCTCGCAGGAGACATTCGACGCCGCCCAGGCCGCGATGGCCAAACGCCGGTTCGCCGGCGGTAAGGCCCGGTCGATGCGGCGGACGCTGGTCTCGACCCTGCTGGTGTGCAAACGCTGCGGGTCGAGCTTCACCACCGTCCGCGACGCCCGCCGCAAGCCGGAGTACGGCCCGCCGTACCGCCATTACACCTGCGCCGGCTACCACCGCTACGGCAAGGCGGTCTGTGGCCTGGTTCGCATCCCCGGCCCGGCCCTCGACGCCTTCGTGCTGCGGGCCATCGGCCGGGTTCTGCAGGGCGACGCCAAAACGCGGAAGCAGGCCATCGAGGCCTTCGTCCGGGCGATGACCAAGCAGGTCGAAGCCCCGGACACGTCGGCGGTGCGGCGGGAAATTGAGCAGTTGAACCGGCGCATCAAGGCGACGGTGACGCTGTTGGCCGACCCGACGTTCGAGGGGATCGACGACCTGCCCGCCGTGCTGGCCGACCTGAAGCGGAAGCGGGACGCCCTGCAAGGCAAGCTGCCGTCGGCCGAGGTCGCGTCCTCGTCGCTGCTGACGCCGCAGCAACTCCGCGACTGGGCCAACGAGCAGTTCGACAAGCTGGAGCGGCTGGCCGACAAGGAGGAGGTCAATCTGGCGGACCGGCAGTTGGTCGAGGCGTTCGTGCAGCGAATCGAAATCGACCCGGACGCCAAGACGGGCGTGGTGGTGCTGCACGCCGACTTGCATTCGGTCCTCGCGTCCACACGGGTACTCGGAGGGGATGATCCGCAGACGGACGAGAGCGCCCGGAGCCTCAGCCAATGCGCGACGCGTGAGAGCATCCTGGCGGGCGCGGTGCTGGGGTTGTCCGGGCCGGGAACGAAGATCTCGGGGATCATGCCCTGTACGGTCATCCGCCCCGGCGACATGGCCGACGCCATTCTCGACCGCGACCGGCACCCCGAGTGGAACGGCCAGCGGACCAAGCTCGTCTACGCCTTCCCGACCGACGAGGGCCTGTGGAAGCGGTACGCCGAGGTCCGGGCCGAGAGCCTGCGGCAGGGCAACGGCGGCGAGGAGGCGACCGCGTTCTACCGAGACCACCGGGCGGCGATGGACGAAGGCGCGGTCGTCGCCTGGCCGGAGCGATTCAACCACGACGAGTTGTCCGCCGTCCAGCACGCCATGAACCTGCGTCTGCAGGACGAGGCCGCGTTCTTCGCGGAGTACCAGAACGAGCCGCTGCCGGCCGAGACGGCCGGCGACGACGAACTGACCGTCGAGCAGATCACCGGCAAGCTCAACCGCATTGGCCGCGGCGAGGTGCCGGTCGGCGTCAACCACGTCACCGCCTTCATCGACGTGCAGGGGAATCTGCTCTTTTGGGTGGTCTGCGGCTGGGAGGACGACTTCACCGGCTACGTCCTCGACTACGGCGCGTACCCCGACCAGAAGCGGCCGTACTTCACGCTGCGGGATGCCCGCCCCACGCTGACCTCGGTGATGCCCAGCGGCGGCGTCGAGGCGGCGATCTACGCCGGGCTGGAGGCGCTGACCGCACAGATCATCGGCCGACCCTGGCGGCGAGACGACGGCGCGGACCTGCGGGTCGACCGCTGCCTGATCGACGCCAACTGGGGCTCTTCGACGGACGTGGTCTACCAGTTCTGCCGCCAGTCGGCGCATGCCGGGGTGGTGCTGCCCAGCCACGGCCGGTTCGTGGGCGCGTCCTCGCAGCCGTTCAGCGAGTACAAGCGGCGGCCGGGCGACCGGGTCGGGTTCAACTGGCGGATGCCGAACGTGCAGGGCAAGCGGGCGGTGCGGCACGCCCTCTTCGACACCAACTTCTGGAAGAGCTTCGTCCACGCCCGGCTGGCGGTGCCGATGCGCGAGCGCGGCTGCCTGTCGCTCTTCGGCGACAAGCCCGAGACGCACCGCCTGTTCGCGGAACACGTCACGGCCGAGTATCGGGTCCGCACCGAGGGCCGAGGCCGCACCGTGGACGAGTGGAAGCTGCGGCCCGAGCGAAGCGACAACCACTGGCTCGACGGCCTGGTCGGGGCCGCCGTGGCCGCTTCGATTCAGGGGGCCATTCTGCCCGGCACCGGGGGCCGCGAGCCGGCCAAACGCGGTCGCGTCAGCTTCCGCGAACTGCAAAAGAAAACCCGGCGATGATCCGTTCGGGCCAACCGATCCTCTCCAATCCGCCAGTTGCAACATTTCTCTTCGTCCGTTGCGTCAACTCGTCCGCGAACCGGGTAGGTCACGGATAGGGGACCAGCGTTTCGGCCCTTGCCGAGGGACGCACGTATGCCGGACGAACTCGACGACGCCATCGAGGAGAACGCGAAGGGGCCGGCCAAGGCCTCCGGCGACGCCGGCTCGGTCGAGCAGCACAAGCTCGCCGAGCAGATCGAGGCCGACCGCTACCTCGCGTCCAAAGAGGCCGCCAAGAAACCGAACCGCGGCCTGCGGTTCAACAAGCTCGTCCCGCCGGGGGCCGACTGAATGTTCCGCTGGCTGGCCAACCTCTGGGGCACCACGCCGACGCGACCCGGTCGCGGCCGGGTCGTCCGCGTCGTGCGCGGCCGTTACGACGCCGCCAGCACGTCCGACGACAACCGTCGCCACTGGGCCAACGCCGACGGGCTGTCCGCCAACCAGGCCAACAGCCCGGAAGTCCGGCGGGTGCTCCGCAACCGCGCCCGCTACGAGACGGCCAACAATAGCTACGCCAAGGGGATCGTCCTCACGCTGGCCAACGATGTCGTCGGCACCGGCCCCCGCCTGCAACTTCTGACCGAGGACTCGGAGGCCAACACCCGCATCGAACGCGAGTTCACCGCCTGGGCCAAGGCGGTCGGCCTGCCCGAGAAGCTCCGCACGCTGCGGATGGCCCGGGCCACCGACGGCGAGGCCTTCGCGGTGCTCACCAGCAACCCGCGACTGCCGACGCCGGTGCAACTCGACCTGCGTCTGATCGAGGCCGACCGCGTCTGCACGCCCGACCTCAACGCCGCCGTGGCGAACGCGGTAGACGGGATCGTCTTCGACGCGGCGGGCAACCCGGTCGAGTACCACGTCCTCAAGGACCACCCCGGCGAGGGCTACCTGGCCGTGCGCGAGTACGACCGCGTGCCCGCCGAGGCGGTGCTGCACTGGTTCCGCGGCGACCGTCCGGGCCAGGCGCGGGGAGTGCCCGACATCCTGCCGGCCCTGCCGCTGTTCGCCCAACTGCGGCGCTTCACCCTGGCCGTGATCGCCGCCGCCGAGACGGCCGCCGACTTCGCCGGCATCCTCTACACGGATGCCCCGGCTAGTGGGGAGGCCGACGCCGCCGAGCCGTTCGAGCCGATCGAACTGGAGAAGCGGGCCCTGGTGACCATGCCCGGCGGCTGGAAGATGTCGCAGTTGCAAGCGGAGCAACCCAGCACCGGATACGCCGAGTTTAAGCACGAGATCCTGAACGAGATCGCCCGCTGCCTGAACATGCCGTTCAACGTCGCGGCGGGCAACAGCTCGGGCTACAACTACGCGTCCGGCCGGCTCGACCACCAGACCTACTTCAAGGCGATCCGGGTCGAGCAGGTCCACCTCGAGGCCGTCGTCCTCGATCGCGTCCTCGCGGCGTGGTTCGACGAGGCCGCGCTGATCCCCGGTTTGCTGCCCGACGACCTGGGGCCGTTCGTCACCTGGCCGCACCAGTGGTTCTGGGACGGCCACGAGCACGTCGACCCCGCCAAGGAAGCCACCGCCCAGGCGACCCGCCTGGCCAACCTGACCACCACGCTCGCCGACGAGTACGCCCGCCGCGGCCTCGACTGGGAGGCCCAGCTGCGGCAGCGCGCCAAGGAACTGGCCCTCGTCGCCGCGCTCGGGCTGACCCCGGCGCAGGCCCCACCGACCACGAACCCCGAAGAGGAGCCCGACGATGCCGTCGCCACGCCGGACGAATGACGACCACCCACCGCGTCAACTGCGGCTGGAAGCCCCGACCACCCTCGACCTGGAAGCCGCCGGCGAGGGCGGGGCGACCCTGCCGCGCTTCCGCATGGTCGCCTACACCGGCACGCCGATGCGGGTCGCCGGCTGGCGGCACCCGGTCGTCATCGACCTGGCCGGACTGTTGATCCCGTCGCAGTCCCGGCCGATCCGCTTCGGCCACGACCCGCTCTCCGGGGTCGGCCACACCGACGCGGTGCGGGTCGAGGACGGGCAACTCGTCGCCACCGGCCTCGTCTCCCGCGACACGCCGGCGGCCCGCGAGGTCGTGACCTCGGCCCGCAACGGCTTCCCGTGGCAGGCGTCGGTCGGGGCCGGCGTCGAGGAGTTCGAGTTCGTCAAGGAGGGCCAGCAGGTGCTGGTCAACGGCCGCACCTTCACCGGCCCGCTGAACGTCGTCCGCAAGGCCACGCTCGGCGAGATCAGCTTCGTCGACCTGGGGGCCGACGGCCGCACCTCGGCCAGCGTCGCCGCCGAGCAGAGGCTGGAGACCGTAGACCGGAGGCCGGAGGAAGACACCGACGAGCCTTCTGACCTCCAGCCTACAGTCTCCAGCCTACGGTCTGCGGCCATCGCCGAGACCAACCGGATCACGGCGGTGCGGCGGGTCTGCGCCGGGCGGTTCCCCGAGATCGAGAGCCAGGCGATCCGCGACGGCTGGGACGCCATGCGGACCGAACTGGAGGTGCTGCGGTCCACCCGCCCGCGTTCGCCGGGCATCGGCTCGGGCGACGGCGGCGTCAGCGGCGCGGTGCTGGAGGCGGCCTGCCTGCTCACCGCCAAGCTGGAAGGCGTCGAGAAGCTCTACCCGGAGCCGACGCTCGACGCCGCGGCCCGCCGGTTCCGGGGCGGCATCGGCCTGCAGGAACTGCTGCTGGAGGCGGCCTGGGCCAACGGCTACACCGGGCGAAACTTCCGCGACCACCGCACCGTCCTGCGCTACGCCTTCGGCCGGGGCATCGAGGCGGCGTTCTCCACCGTGGACATCGGCGGCATCCTGTCCAACGTCGCCAACAAGTTCCTGCTCGACGGATTCTTCTCGGTCGAACGCACCTGGCGGAACGTCTGCGCCGTGCGGAACGTGTCGGACTTCAAGACGGTGACCAGCTACCGGCTGATCGGCAAGGACCAGTACGAACTGGTCGCGCCGGGGGGCGAGATCAAGCACGGCACGCTCGGCAACGAGACGTACTCGAACCGGGCCGACACCTACGGCCTGATGCTGTCCATCGACCGCCGCGACGTGATCAACGACGACCTCGGCGCGATCACGACCGTGCCGCAGAAACTCGGCCGGGGCTCGGGGCTGAAGATCAACGACGTGTTCTGGATGACCTTCCTGAACAACGCCGCGTTCTTCACGGCGGGCAACGCCAACTTCATCTCCGGCGCGACGACCGCCCTCGGCATCGATGGGCTGACCGCCGGCGAGGTGGCCTTCCTCGACCAGACCGACGGCGACGGCAAGCCGATCGGCGTCATGCCGGCCATCCTGCTGGTGCCGACCGCCCTGTCGGCCATCGGCTCGCAGTTGTTCAAGTCGCTGGAGTTGCGCGACAACGCCTCGACGGCCAAGTACCCGATCACCAACCCGCACCAGGGCAAGTTCCGGGTCGAGGTGAGCCGCTACCTGGGCAACGCCAAGTATCCCGGCTTCTCGGCGAAGGCGTGGTACCTGCTGGCCGAGCCGACCGACCTGCCGGTGATCGAGGTGGCGTTCCTCAACGGCCAGGAGGCCCCGACCATCGAGACGGCCGAGGCCGACTTCCACGTCCTGGGCGTGCAGATGCGCGGGTTCCATGACTTCGGCGTGAGTCTCCAGGACCCGCGCGGTGGCCTCAAAGCAAAAGGAGAGGCATGAGCGAGCAGCACTCCGCCATCGAGGGTTCCACTTTCGCATCGCCGGTCTGTTCGGGGGAAGCGTGGAGCGACATTCCCGGGTTCCCCGATTACCAGGCCAGCGATCTCGGCCGTGTTCGGAGTCGGAAGTGGGGAACCTGGAAAGTGCTTCGCCCGACCGTGCATTCCCGGACGGGGTATCTGGTCGTCAGCCTGCGTGTGGGCGGCCGATACATCGCCCGCAGTGTGCATCGCCTGATCGCCGCAACCTTTCTGGGGGAAGCGGCCGGTCGAGATGTCAATCACAAGAACGGGGACAAGCAGGACAACACGGTCGCCAACCTCGAGTACCTGAGCCGCGGCGACAATCACCGCCACGCTTATCGAACTGGGTTGCGACCGCCGGTCGGCAAGAAGTTGCACGAAGACCAAGTCCGTGAGATCGCAGCGCTCAAGGGCATCCTGACCCAGGAAGCCATTGCCAAGCGGTTTGGCGTGAGCCGCGCAACGATCGGCCGGATTCACAGCGGGGAGCGGCACCGACTGCTGCTGACCTGAACACGAGGAGGCAGACATGGCGCAGGTGATCTTCATCCATGACGGCGGCAGCATCGACCACATCCCGGTGGCCGACGTGGCGGCCGGGGACGTGGTCGTGCAGGGCGAACTGGTCGGGGTCGCCAAGCTCGACATCAAGGCCGGCAAGCTCGGGGCGCTGGCCGTCGTCGGCGTGTTCGACTTCCCGGTCGCGGCCCTGACTGGCTGGGCGGTGGGCGATCTGGCCTACTGGGACAACACCGCCAAGGTCGCCACCGAGACGGCCAGCGGCAACAAGCTGCTGGGCAAGACGGTGCTGGTCGACTCGCGGCCGGGCAGCCCGCACGTCCGCGTCTGGCTCAGCCAGTGAGGAGGCCATGCCCGACCTGCTCCGCACCGGCTCCGACTGGCTGGCCGAGATGCTCAAGGAACACGCCTCGCGGCCGGTCGCGTACCGCCGCGGGGCCGACGAGGTCACGGTGCAAGCGACCATCGGGCGAACGCTGCTCAAGCTCGACGACGGCTACGGCGGCGTGCGGATGGAGTGGACCGACCGCGACTTCCTGATCCACGCCGCCGACCTGGTGCTGAATGGAGTCGCGGTGTTGCCCGAGCGCGGCGACCTGATCCGCGAGACGCAGGGCGGAAAGGTGATCGTGTACGAGGTGATGGCCCCGGGCAAGGAGCCCGCGTGGCGGTGGTC